TAGTAATGCTGAGACTGGTGAGAACGACTTTAACCCTATCAAACTGCTGTGGGACTTACACCCGGATCGCGATCAGGCGTGGTTCGATAAAGAAACCAGAAACATGTCCCGCCGTGAGATCGCTCAAGAATTTGAGTGCAACTTTAATACTTCTGGTGATACAGTTATCCACCCGGATGACATTGCAAGGATTGCTGCCACAGTAGTAGAGCCAAAACACAGGACAGGGTTTGACCGCAACTTCTGGATCTGGGAAGAATGCCAACCGGACTCTTCTTATGTTCTAGTTGCTGACGTCGCCCGCGGCGATGGAGTAGACTATTCGGTATTTCATATTCTGAAACTAGAGACTCTGGAAGTCGTTGCTGAATATCACGGCAAGCCGACATTAGATATGTTTGCGCAAGTCTTGGATACCTCCGGAAGAGAATACGGGAGTTGCATGATTGTTGTTGAAAACAATAACGTTGGATTCTCTGTTTTAGAAAAACTAATCGATAAAGAATATCCAAACATTTACCACTCTGTCAAGTCCTCACATGAGTACGTCGAGCAACATGTGGCTGAAAGCATGACGAATTCTATACCCGGCTTTACGACTTCTATGAAAACTCGCCCGCTCATCGTAGCGAAATTGGAAGAGTTTATCAGAAACAAACTAATTACCATATACTCAAAGCGTACTTTAAACGAAATCAAAACTTTTATTTGGAATAATGGCAAGCCCCAAGCGATGCGCAACTATAATGATGACCTCGTTATCGCACTGGCAATCGCATGCTGGGTGCGAGACACAGCGTTTGTCGCAAATGCGAGGAACATCGAGTATAAAAAAGCATGCTTAGATTCAATGATCCGTTCGAACACAAAACTAGAAACTCAAATTCGTGGACAATTAGGTTATAAAAGTGGCGGAACTTTTGATAAAATAGCAGAACAAGAGATCATTAAACAGTATCAAGAATTTTCATGGTTGTACAAAGGATAATACATGGCTGAAAGTAAAAGAGGAAACCCGAACCTGAAGAACCCGAGAAACCCGCAGTCACCGCTGTTCAAGCGACTGACCCGGCTCCTCTCTGGTCCGATTGTAAATCGTCGTGTTCAAATGCAGCGCCGCTATCGCCGCGCTCAGTTGGACAAGTTTAACTTTACGTCTGCGGGAGGGCTAAACTTTAAGAGAACGTCTTACAACCCGTACGACAACCTCAGTGCTCAGGTGATGGCGAACCAAAACCGCCAAGAGCGCTATCTCGATTTCGATCAGATGGAATATATGCCAGAGATTGCCTCGGCGCTCGATATCTACGCAGACGAGATGACTACTTCAACGATTCTCAGCCCGCTGCTTAAGATTGATTGTAGCAACGATGAGATTAAGGTTATTCTAGATAACCTATACCACAAGATTTTAAATATCGACTCCAACCTATTCGGTTGGTGCCGTACGATGTGCAAGTTCGGAGACTATTTCCTGTATTTGGACATCGATGAGACCCACGGAATCAAGAGTGCCGTGGGAATCCCCCTTGAAGAGCTTGAAAGGCTTGAAGGCGAGGACAAAACAAACCCCAACTACGTGCAATACCAGTGGAACTCAGGCGGATTAACCTTTGAGAACTGGCAGATTGCACATTTTCGTATTTTAGGCAACGATAAGTTTGCCCCGTATGGCACTTCCGTACTTGAAGGCGCCCGCCGCATCTGGCGTCAGCTTACTTTGCTTGAAGATGCTATGATGGCTTACCGCATTGTGCGCTCACCCGAGCGTAGAGTGTTCTACATCGACGTTGGTAACATTCCACCTCAAGATGTCGAGCAGTTCATGCAGAAAGTTACGACTCAGATGAAGCGGAACCAAGTTGTTGACCCCACAACCGGTCGAGTGGACCTTCGCTACAACCCAATGAGTATTGATGAAGATTATTTCATCCCAGTGCGCGGCGCTGAGTCCAGCCGAGTCGAATCCTTACCCGGCGGAACGTACACTGGCGACATCGATGACGTTAAGTACCTCCGCGACAAGTTGTTCTCTGCTTTGAAGATTCCAATGTCGTATCTATCACGCGGCGATGGTGGAGAAGAGGATAAGACTACGCTAGCACAGAAGGATGTGCGCTTTGCGCGCACGATCCAGCGCCTGCAGCGCTCTATCGTCTCAGAACTTGAGAAGATTGGGATCATTCACCTCTTTACGCTTGGCTTTAGGGGAGATGACCTCATTGCATTCAAGCTGCAGCTTCAGAATCCATCAAAGATCGCTGAAATGCAAGAACTTGAACACTGGCGCACCAAGTTTGACGTTGCTTCAGCCGCAACAGAGGGCTTCTTCAGCCGGCGTTGGGTTTCCGAGCACCTTCTCGGCATGTCGGACGAAGAATTCCTCCGCAACCAGCGCGAAATGTTCTATGACAAGAAGATTCAGGCAATGCTTGAAGCTGCAGCCGAACCTCCTGCCGAAGAAGGCGGTGACGGCGGCTTAGGCGGAGACTTGGGTGGAGATCTGGGCGGAGATCTGGGCGGCGAAGAAGGCGGTGACCTTGGTGGCGACTTGGGCGGTGATCTTGGCGGCGAAGAAGGCGGCGGCGAAGAAATGGACCTTGGAGGAGACGAAGGTGGCGGCGAAGAAGAAGAATCGGCACTCTTGGCAGCCCCGGGTCATCGAGATGATGGCGGTTACATCACTCCCGGCTCAAAAGGTAAAGTATATTATCCAGTTTCAAGCGACTCCCGCCAATCCGGTGCTAGAAAGCGCAGCATGCATGCAGATTCCGGACTTTCGCTAGCGAGCAGTTCGCAGAGAAACATTTTTAAAGGCTTGAGTGACTTGAACCGGTTAGGAAATGGGCTTTCCGAAGATGTGGAATCTAATTACACCGAAGAAGCAAAAGTACGTGCAAGCCATTCTGAAACTCAGTCGCTGATTGAGAGCTTGCAGAGATTGGAGTCTAAGAAAAATGAAACATAATAAGAAGAGAAATACAGCCTTTCTATATGAGACACTTGTTCGCGAGTTAACGAGCAGCGTGGTAAGTAACAACAAGCCGCGCAACAAAAAGATTCTTGCCATTATGAAAGAATTCTTTAGTCGCGATACAGCCCTTGGTCTGGAGTTAGAACTCTATAGAACCCTTTATGAGACCGACAGCGTTGACGAAATGACAGCAGAGAAGCTTCTGCTAGAAGTCAAGCGCGTTTATATGGCACTGAATCAGGAAGAAACTTTCGACCAGCAGTCACGGCTTATTGGAACGATTAACCGGGAATTAGGCAAGTCGACTTTCAATACTTTCGTCCCCAACTACAAAGACCTCGCGACAATCTCGCAGATTTTTGATAAGAGGACCACAATCAAAAGGCGCACGCTTTTAGAAAATGTTGTACTCAAGAAGATGTCTTCCGGCGCAACATCTCTGACCGAAAGCGCGATGAAGCCGATTGACAATATCGTGTACAAGACATTCGTTGAGAAGTTTAATGAGCAGTACTCTGAAACCTTGCGCGCAGAGCAGAGCGCTCTTTTGAGCGCGTACATTGTTTCATTCTCAGACAACGGTGTCGCTCTTAAAATGTTTCTCAACGAAGAACTGTCACGACTCAAGGGGGTTATAGAATCCTCTCGCACAATCAACGAAATTGCTAGCGATAAAGAAATGCTCCAGAAGGCAGACGTCGTGATAGAGACAATCAGCGGTTTTTCTTCACGCCAGATCGACCGCGACATGCTTAAGCAAGTCATGAAGATTCAAGAGCTAGCCGCGGAGATTGAAAGCTGATGGCTGAGATCGTAATCAAGGTTGGTCAAAGCGATGATTTTGACGAGGAGAACCGCGTAGACACAGAGAGAGCTACGCAGGCTACTGTTTCGCTCGACGTTCGAAAGACCCTCGGCGGCGATCTGGTGATATATGATCACGAAGATATTGATATTGTTGTTTCACCAAAGACGAAGAATGTGATTGCTTTCGCCAAAGATGAGGTTAGCGACATAGTGTATGACGCGCAGAGTCGCCTTTATGATTATCTGGTAAAAAAGGGAGTCATTAAGAGAGAATCAGTACAGGGTGGAAACGTCTATGGCTCTATGCAGGGCGATCTAGAAGAAGCCTCGGACGAAGGCGTCGACGCCGTTCAGGTCGCTGTACTAAACATTACTAAGTTTATGGAAGAAGAGGCACCTCGATTCATGTATCAGCGCATGTATGACGAACAAGAAGAAGAAGCGCTGACAGATCCTGACGGCGAGGAATCCACAGAGCTTGGCGAAGTTCCGCACAAGCGAGAGAAGGGTTCAATTCGTCCCGGCATCTATCGCAATGCATATATGCATAACAGATTTTACAGAGCATAAGAGGTGTAAATGTATCAGTTATTTTGGTTTTGTTTGGCAGCGTATGGGCTAACTCAGATGCTAGCTTATGGATCGCTTTTCGATCGTATTCGCCCCGCAACGGGACTACTGGGCGCTTTATTCCGCTGCCCTATGTGTCTGGGCTTCTGGGTCGGCGTATTTTTGTTCGGCGTTAACTACAATACAGAACTATTTACGTTTGAGTATACTGTTGCCAATTTACTAATCTGCGGCTGTGTTTCATCGGCTGTCTCATATGTGCTCTGCACGGTGTTTGGCGATAACGGTATTCAAATTGGAGGAAAAGGATAATGGACACGGATTTTTGGACAGCTAAGTGGATGCTGCAGCCAGTGCGCCTCTGTAAAAAGGGCTGCTGACTCGGGCGGGTAGCGCCCGTCATTTATTTAATAGAGAAAGATTATGAAAAAAGTACTTTTACGAGAATATTATGAACTATGCGAAGGCGGCGTCTGTCAGGATCTCCTGACGGAAGAGGAGAAGATCTATGTCGGAAACGGCGGTATGATGCTTTCCGGCAAGCTGCAAGAAGCAGACGTTCAGAATGGCAACGGTCGTGTCTATCCCAGAAAGATTCTGGAAAGAGAGATGAAGAGTTACCAGAAGCTTGTAAAAGAAAAGAGAGCCCTTGGGGAACTAGACCACCCCGAGGATTCAGTTATTAACCTTAAGAACGCCTCCCACATGGTCACTGACGTATGGTGGGACGGTCCTTCGGTTATGGGAAAGGTCAAAATTTTAAATACACCATCGGGCAATATCCTGCGAGAGCTTGTTAATGATGGTGTTAAACTAGGGATTTCGTCTCGCGGGCTTGGTTCAGTCAGTGAGGCACAGGGGCGCACGATCGTTGAAGATGATTTTCAATTAATCTGTTTTGATTTCGTATCCGAACCCTCCACTCCCGATGCCTATATGGGGCTTAGTGAGGGTAAAACCTACAATGAACCAAATGTTTTTACAAAAGCGGATAGAATCAACCGCTTGTTAAATGAAATCGTTAAGGAGTAAAACGAAATGAAAATCACAAAGACAAAGCTTAAGCAGATTATTGTCGAAGAGCTTGAAGCTGTTATGAATGAGGAAGACGAAGAACAAGTGGAAGAAGCATATGCCGGCGCCCGTCCCGGTCCTTCTCATAGAGATCGACCCGGCTATCAATCAGCCACGGTCCGCGGTCGTGTCGAATCGCGCACACCCACTCTGGATGCTGCAGCAGAAGCTCTTGGCATGTCGCCTTCTGAGGTGATGATGGCACTCGCTCAGGAAATGGAAGTCGACCTTGCCGGTCAAGATGACCCAGCGCTTCCAGCCGAAGGCGAGCCAGCATTCCCAGAGGAAGTATAGCATGAATAAAGCAGAGCTTAAAGCTGTGCTGAAACCCCTAATCAAAGAGTGCATCAAAGAGGCGCTCTTCGAAGAAGGGGTTTTGTCCGGCATAGTTTCCGAGGTGGCTCGGGGATTATCTGCCGGCGCGCCCTTGGTGGAGCAGCGAAAGCCCTCACCCAAGCCGGCAAGCAAGGCGCCTTCACAGCGCCAACAAAGAATGGAACAAGAAAGAAAGCAACTACTCAACTCTATTAACAAAGATGCCTATAACGGTATTAATGTATTTGAGGGTATTGAAGCTGCGCCAACACCCGGCGCACCACAACCCGGCAGCCCTTTGGGAGATATCTCACCAAACGACCCGGGTGTGAATATTGATGGTATCTTGAATATTGCTGGGGACTCTTGGGGCAAATTCATTTAGTTAATACTATTTATCGAAGGAAGGAAATATATTAAATGGCAGACAATAGTACATTTAGCTACGGTGTTGGACTTCACAACGTAGGTTCATACAGAGTCGCCGGAGATCCATGGGTGTCTGGTTCGGATGCGCACGCCTCCGGTGACGGAGAAGTCAAATACGAGCTTCCATGGGTGGCGAAGCGCCTTGTAGTACACAATTACTCTGACAATACTTTGCGCGTACATTTTAACTCTACTGACAACCCGGGCGTGACAGCCGCTACAGGGGCTCACTATCTTGAAGTGGGATCCGCGACTGGCTCTAACTCTGTTCTAGATTTGGAATGCAAGTGTAAAGAATTTTATGTTTCAGTTCCTGCTGGAACGGGCAGGTACCGCGTCTATGCAGAACTCACCGGAATCCCCACGGGCAGAATGTATGCCTTGACTGGCTCTGGTTTGACTGATTACGTAGAGTAATCGATAGGTAACGTTAATGGCATTCCGCAGAAACAATAGAAATTACAACCACAAGCGCCGCCCCCACAAGCCTCGCAGAAGAGAGCGAGAGGTTTGCCCGGGTCCGCGCAGACAATCAAATGTCACGGTTGTTGCACGAAAGGGCGAAGCACCCGAGAAGCTGATTAAGCGTTTCACCCGCAAGTGTAAGAAAGAGCGGATCATTGAACAGGTCCGCGAAAATAGATATTTTGAAAAGCCCTCCGACAAGAAGCGCAGAAAGTTCGCCGAGAACCGCCGCGAGGAAGAGAGGCTCCGCAAGAAGATCGCACGAAAAAAAGCAGCACACCTCAAGCGCCAAAACAAAATACGTCGCATGAGAGCCAAGGGAGGCGGCACTAATGGCTCCACCCGATGATTATGGATGGGCATATATAGATCCACAGAGAGCGTCTGCTTCCGCAGATGGTCCCTCTGGCTCATTACAATTCCGGTACGGCAGCGAAGACCTGTCGCCCGGGCAGTTCAGCGGTTCTGAAGACTTAGTATTCTACGCGGCAGCAGCTTCACACAAAGCCGACGCAGACACTTCAGGCAGTGCCCTCTATCTTTACGGCAACCTATACGTTACCGGCGCAGTCCACGCGAATACATACGAGATTCGTCAGGTAACCACCACCGAGATTGATGTCTCCGGAAGCACGATCTTCGGAGATTCCAACGATGACACACACCAGCGCACAGGTTCTTTCGAAATAAGCGGCTGGACTATCCTTGCTTCTAATCTTGACGTTAGCGGGACAGTTGGTCCGCTCACAAGCTCTGGCGAGATTCATGCA